CATGTCAACATTGATCGAGCCATTGATGTACTGCGCACAGTGGATGCGACCAGTCAGTGGTGGAAGTTTGTAGCCCGTCAGCTCATGATGGATCACACACGGGGCGAGGGGTGGTTTCAACACTTGCCAGTTCAACAACAAGTCTATAGGAAAATTTTCAAGTATGGATAAGCTATCAATCCACAACGAGATGCGTCAACTGGATGTCAAGAATCGAGAGTTCTACAACAGTCTTACCACAGACGAGCGCAAGAAGTTCAGTACTTTTCTCATGATCCGCTGGGGTAGTTGTGTGGACGGCGCTCGGGAATTGCAAGAGTACTATGTGCAAAGTTGCAATCACTACTTGAACAAACATTTTTTCACAATTGGTCGGCATCCCAAATTGCAGTGGTTGTGTGCAACTGCTGTGAGCCCGGGCATGGGTGCAATGAAACACAACTGGGTCGCGCCCAAGAAGAAAGAAGCAGGAGCCAGTGCCAAGAGAAAACGCCTGCAAGAATTGTATCCCACTTATCGAGACGACGAACTGGATGTCATGATGACCGTGGTTTCCGCCAAGGAACTAGACGAGTACGATCGCCAGTCAGGCAAGGACACCAAATGATTCAGCACTTAGTGGTAAATGGATGCAGTTACATGGATCTGTACGCCCTGGGTGGTGGCGCCCATGACCTAGCTGATCGTCTGGGCATACAATCATGTGAAAGTCTGGCCTTGAGTGGTAGTTGCAATTCAAGAATCATAAGAACCACGGCCAAGCATGCATATCATAACAACAATCGACCGACGTTTTACCTGCTGGGCATGAGCTTTATGAATCGTTGGGAAATACCAGTGTGTCCGACAGATGACAAATTTGAAGGCACCTGGATCAATCCACAATCAAAACTTCAAGAGAAATATCTAGGTCCCTGGACGCAGGAAAAAACCCATGAATGGGCAGACCTTAATTTTGATGCTCATGTGTATGGCATGTTGGACATGCTGGAAAATCTGAGTTATCAGTTGTTGTCGTTAAAACTCCTGTTGGCACAAAACGGGCACCGATTGTTGGTGTTTCGACAGATCAACGATCATTCTGAACAAGAAATGTTGCAGCATCTAGCAGATCCCCGATTGGACATTTTTGGTGATCCCATGTTGTTTGTTGATCGGTATTGTTGGTCAGCGATTCACTGGCAACATCAGCAAGGCGTACCTGAATCAGCCATACGTCACGATCCACCTCCACCACCACATTTTCGACATCGTAGACCTGGACATCATGCCCGGGTCAATGAATACTTGACAGACTACATCAAACACAATACAATACTAGAATGAGTTATACATGTGAGTTTTGCAAAAAAGAATTTTTTAAAGAAAGTTCGGTTGCTGTTCACATGTGTGAGCCCAAACGACGCCGACTGGAACAGCACGAAGCAGGTGTTCGCCTGGGATTCCAGGCCTATGTAAAGTTTTATGAAACCATGCAGGGATCGGCTCGTAACAAAACGTTTGAAGACTTTGCGGACTCACCCTACTATCGAGCATTTGTGAAATGGGGAAGATACTGTGTTAACACCCGAGTGATCAATCCTTCACAATTTTTGACATGGTTGTTGCGAGCACAGAAAAAAATTGATAACTGGTGCAGTGACAAGTTGTACACCGAATACTTGTTGGATTATCTGTTGCTGGAAGCACCACAAGATGCATTGGAACGTGCTCTAAGCCTTAGCCTGGACTGGCAAGAGCGTACCACTCACCCCAGTCATGACATGTTGAGATATGGCAACCACAATGCCTTGTGTCATGACATAGTGGCTGGTAGACTCAGTGCGTGGTGCATCTATAATTCAGAGTCTGGACAAGAGTTTTTAAGCCAACTCAACTCAGAACAAATTGCCATGGTCTGGCCTTACATTGACTCGGATCGCTGGCAAACCAAGTTTCGCAACTACATGGCCGACCAAGAATGGGTCAAGGATCTTTTAAAGAAAGCAGGATGGTGACATGATTGAAGGAATAATACCCGGTGTAGGACTAACAACAAGTGGCGACAGCTCTAGGCAGCCGTATATAAGTCCGGGCTCTCAGAGCGCCGGAATACTACGCTACAATACCAATTCAAGAATTATAGAAGTGTATGACGGTGTCACTTGGCTGCCCTTGTCCAGCGGCCATGCTCACATAAGTCTTGACGGCCCAACTCAAGAAGCAGTCCAGTGGGTTCGTCGCCAAATGGAAAAAGAAAAACGTCTAGAAGAGTTGGCAAAAAAACATCCCACCGTGGCAGATGCCTTGCTGGCTAGAGATCGTGCAGAGGATGCTGTGCGTATTGCTGTGGCATTGTGTGATGTAAAATGAGCGCAGATATTGACATCGACGTTCCTGATCGAAGTCGTGTGTTGGCACTGATTCGCCACACCGCGGCCAGCCAGGAATCCCAAGGTGTGGTGCGTCGACACAATTCAGGCATCTATGTCACTGACATACCCTGGGATCCGGTGAATGAGTGTGCAGCCCTGGATTATGCAACAGCGGACCAGCGTGGATATTTCAAGATTGACCTATTGAACATGAGTGTGTACCAGCAGATACGTGATGCCGATCACTATGAACAACTGCTGGCTCAAACCCCAAATTGGCAGAGATTGTGCTCAGACACTGCCTGGGCACAGCAATTGGTACATGTGGGAAACTATACAGATTTGTTGAAACAGATGCAACCAGATAGCATGCCCAGGATGGCTGCTTTTATTTCAATTATTCGCCCGGGCAAGGCACACTTGCAGGGACGTCCTTGGGACCAGGTGTTTGATTCAGTGTGGGACGGCGATGCCAGCCGCGGATTTATATTTAAAAAATCACATGCAGTGAGCTATGCTGCCTTGGTGGCCCTGCACATGAATCTTTTGGATTAGAGCTTGCGCACCAGAGTGATTGATTTGCGTTTGCTTTTCTTGCGCACAATGTCGCTGAGGCTACAAATAGGGCCGTGCAGTACGTCAAGATCCTTGTTGACAAATGTGCGCAAAGTGTAACGAAACTGTTCCCAGTCCTGGCGCAAGAATATGTTGATGGGAATGCTGCGATTGCTCTCCCACCACCAAACAGCAGCCAGTTCTAGAAACAACAGTTTATCTTCGGGTTTGACCACCGCACCAAAGTCATAGATGGTGGTTACAGCATCGTCTCTGTTCTGTATCACGCCTACGTATTCCACACTAGCATACATGCACAGTGTTATAAACGGATATTTTTCCGTCAGAGTTTCAAAGATGCTATTGCCCATAAATAGTTATTATCGAGGATCCCATGTATTCTACCACTGCATACTTATATCAGCAAATTGCCCGAATTTTATTGATTGACACCAGTGGTGGCTATTTCACTGCGAGGTATGACCCTGTGTACGCAAAAACACTCACCATCAACAAAGGCGTTGACAACGTATTGTTGTTTGAATTTATCAATCAAGATCAAAAGCCCGTCAACATCACTGGAAGCACTTTTGTGTTTCGTGTGATCAGTCAAGCCGGAGACAAAGTTCTTGTGTCCAAGCCCATGGATATACTTAGCGCCGGACTTGGTCGAGTCAAGGTAGTTTTGGATACTTCTGACACCATCAATATCACTGCACAACCTGCCAGTTACAGCATTGAACGCACAGCCGGCAACTATGTGCAAGCAGCCTATGTAGACGCCAACTCAGGAGCTCGAGCCGATGTCAACATTGTTGATTCCATTATGCCCGAATTTGTTCCCAGCCAAGTAGTTACCATTCCTGACTTATACGGTAAAAATCAGTACGTGGGCACAGCACCCACTGGTTGGCCAGACTGGGCGTTGAATCCACAGCCCATCAACTCAATTCAGATGACTGAATTTTATTCCAGCTTCATGGAAAGCAACGAATCCAGTTTCACCACAGTCAAGTATGATCTGGTCCACTACACCGGCACAGTCAAGGTGCAAGGCGCTGAAAATTACGAAGCAGTTTGGACAGATGTCAGTGAACTCAAAGAGTATCTTGATGCTTCACAAAGTGATTACATCAACATCACCGGATATTATCCACTGTTGAGACTGGCTCTCAACAACTCCATTGGCTATGGTGCCACAGCCAGTGCCACTGTGAGTGATGGAGTGGTCACTGGTATCTCTCTCAACAACTTGGGCAATTACTACGTGGCACCACCATATGTTCAAATTCTGGGCAATGGTGTGGGTGCCAAAGCAGTGGCCACTATCAATGCCGGTGGCACAGTGAGTGGCATCACAGTGACCAATGGTGGATCGGGCTACTTGCCTTTGCAGTTTGCCAACAATGGTACAGCTGCCACTGTGGTGATATCAAACGGCCTAATACTCAACGCACAATACCGATAACGTTGCATTTGCAACACAGAGATGTTACAATAACTAGATGTTAGACATCATTGAATATCTGCCTGCCCGAAAAAAGACCACTCCTTCGGGCTGGATCAGTTTTGATGCTGTGTGTTGCGAGCACAATGGTAATTCACGAGATACTCGACAACGTGGTGGACTCAAAACAACTGATCAGAACTGGAGCTATCACTGCTTCAACTGTGGATACACCGCCAGCTTTATCCTTGGCCGCTTGTTGAGTTTCAAGGCCCGTAGGCTCTTGGGCTGGATGGGTGTACCAGATAGAGAAATTGACATACTCAATCTTGAAAGCATGCGACACCGTAACATCAACGGTATCTTGGATGATCGTATGCGTGTGTCAAACTCACTACAGGGCATTGAGTTCAACGAAGTTGATGAATTCCCGCCACGAGCCGAAACAGTCACTCCTGCACATGTCCATGAATGGAACTATCTACGCAGCCGATGTGTGCCCGAAGACTTTCCAGTGTTGACAGTAAAAGAAAACGATGGCATTCACTGGATCCGACCCCAGGTGATCATACCATTTACGCATGATGGAAAAATAGTGGGCTGGACTGCTCGCATGCTGGATCAGCGAGCGCCTAAATTTATATCCAACACTCAGCCCGGATATGTGTTTGGTATAGACCAACAGCCGGACAACTGGCAACATGTCTTGGTCATGGAAGGCATCTTTGATGCACTCAGTATCCAGGGCCTGGCTGTGATGCACAATGACATCAGTGATCAACAGGCCAGATTGATTCGCAGTCTGGGCCGCACAGTCACCGTGGTGCCAGATCAGGATGCTGCTGGCGTTGCACTGATTGATCGTGCTGTGGATCTAGGGTGGGCAGTGAGCATACCCGACTGGGGCAATGATGTCAAAGATGTCAACGATGCTGTGAAGAAATATGGTGGCCTGGCCACACTGCTAACTATCATGCAGGCTCGAGAAACCAGCCGTATCAAAATTGAGTTAAGGAAGAAACAACTTGTTAAAAGAATTCGGAATTGAAGTACAAAAACTGTTTCTAGAAATGATGTTGGAAGATGCACAGAGCTATGTGCGTGTTCAAAACATCTACAATCCAGAAAACTTTGACCGCAGCCTTCGTCCGGCGGCCCAGTTTGTTCTTGAACACTCGGACAAGTTCAAGACCTTGCCCGATCGTGCTCAGATCACCGCGGCCACTGGCATCAAGTTGCAAGCAGTGCCAGACTTGAACGAGGGGCACTACGAGTGGTTCTTGCAAGAGTTTGAAAACTTTACCAAGCGTCAAGAACTTGAACGTGCAATCCTCAAGGCAGCAGACTTGTTGGAAAAGGGCGAGTTTGATCCAGTGGAAAAGCTCATAAAGGACGCTGTACAGATCAGTTTGACCAAGGATCTAGGCACAGACTTTTGGCTTGATCCTGAAGCCATGTTTTCCAAGTACTTTGATGCAGGCGGCCAAGTATCAACAGGGTGGCCACAAATGGATCGATTGTTGTACGGCGGATTCAGTCGCGGGGAACTCAACATCTTTGCTGGTGGGTCAGGCTCGGGTAAATCACTTGTGATGATGAACATTGCCCTGAACTGGGTGCAACAGGGTCTACATGGTGTGTACATCACTCTGGAACTGAGTGAGGAGCTCACAGGTTTGAGAACAGCGGCCATGTTGACCAATATGTCGACCAAGGACATTCGCAAGGAAAAAGAAACAGCGGCTCTGAAGATCAAACTGGTGGGCAAAAAAGCCGGCAGCTATCAAGTCAAGGCCTTGCCGGCACAGAGCAACATCAACGACATTCGCAGTTTCTTGAAAGAATATCAAATCAAGACTGGTCATCGTGTGGACTTCATGATGATCGATTACCTGGATTTGTTGATGCCAGTCAGCGCAAAAGTCAGTCCCAACGACTTGTTTGTGAAAGACAAGTATGTGAGTGAGGAAATTCGAAACTTGGCCAAGGAGCTGGGCATCCTAACGGTAACTGCAAGTCAGTTGAATCGATCAGCTGTGGAAGAAATTGAATTTGACCACAGTCACATTTCAGGTGGTATATCTAAAATCAACACAGCAGACAATGTGTTTGGTATCTTTACTTCACGTGCCATGAAAGAGCGCGGCAAGTATCAGATACAGTGCATGAAATCTCGAAGCTCGACCGGCGTTGGTCAAAAAATTGATCTGGAGTACAATGTTGAAACAATGCGCATTACTGATGAAGGCGGAGAAGAAGCCAATCGCCCACAAAGTTCAATCATGGATTCAATCAAGGCACGTAGTAGTGCAAAACCTGCCCAAGGCAGTGCTGCTGAGGGAGAAACTGCCAGCCAGCCTTGGGAACGTGCCACAGGAACACCGGCATGGGAGCAAGGGCCTAAAGTAACAGCAGATGTTCAAAGCGCCAAGCTCAAACAACTGCTGGGTCAGATTAAATCATTATGAAACTGGTTTGTTTTCCGCATTACACCTGCGGTGGTCTGCTGTGCGATATATTGAACGCCTCACACAGTGCAATAGGTCGAAATGGTGGCATTGCCAGTCCTCATCATAATTTTGGCAAAATGGGAGATTCAGACACAGTGTTGACTGACTACAATGTTGACCAGTTCATGGATAAAATTTCTGTGTTTCCCAATCATTGGTACCTGGGCACTCACAATTGGCCTGGTCACTTGCCGCTTGATAAATTTGACAAAATAATCAATGTAACCACTGCCACACATCGTAGTCGTCTTTATCGATGGCTACGTGCTTATCATTTTTACTACAGCAGCAGCGAGCCTTGGATCAAGGAACAAGGACTGGCCAGAATTGACAAAGAACGTGAAACTGCCAAGAACTATCTGGTACCATTTGAACCTGTGTTGCATACCTGTGTGATAAATCTCGAATTCTCAGAAGTGGTAGAGCAACAGCCAAGTTTTACAAATCTAATTGCAGATTATGTCAGTGTTGAAAACATTCAAGATTGGCGCAAACAAAACAGCTTTTTGTTTGACTGGCCAGCATGGACTGCCACTGCCACTGCAAGATTACACGAAGCCGAACTTGAAGTCAACTTGAACACAGCGTATGTCTATCAATAACATCTACTGCTTTGGGGACGGCTATGCCTTGGGCCATATCTGGCCTGAATGGCCTCAGATACTACAGGCTTTGTTGCCTGAATGCAAAGTATCAGTCATTGCCGGAGTTGGTGCTGGTCCTGAGTGGTTGGTTACTCGATTGGTTCAAGAGCTTGAGCACATGCACAACAGCACAGTGATTTTTCAATGGCCACAGTCCAATCGATTTGATAAACTAGTGACTGACCAACGCTGGCAACACATAGGTCAACAAGATCCAGTTTATCATTTTAATTTTCATTCAGCAAAGCAACAAACTTGGTGGCTCAGCAGCGCCAGTGATCACTCTGATGTGCGGCAATATCACAAAACTGTGCAACTTGCACAGCATCAGCAAAGATTAGATAACTATCAAATCCTGGTACGTAACACTTTGGAAAACATTGGTTGCCACGTTGTGTTTACATCTACTCACACACAAGAACAATTTTCAAAACAAACTCAGTTCAGCAACATCAGGCAACAACAAGTGCAGCCCAGTCCATTGGTGCATTTTTATTTTGTTAAAGAAGTGTTGTTGCCTCAACTCAAACAAAAACCTGTCGCAATGGACAGGCTTCGGCAGTTGATTGTTGATCAATCCTGGATCGCATATGATCCTGATCGAGAATCAATTTGGCAACAATTATGCATTGACGCTTTTGATCACAGCAAAGTTGATCACAACGGCCTCGCCCAAACTGGATGTATTATGATTGCCAAGACTAAATCTGCATGAGCCAGCAGCCACAGCATCCACTTGTAGGCTGTAGGCCCCAGCAGTGGCTCCTGATGCAATGGATGACACCACAACATCTGTGGCAGCAATAAAGCTGTTGGTCAAGGTAAACGAGACTTCGGCCGCAGCCGCCACGTTGGCCGCATTCATGACAATTTGTCCACAACGTTTGTCCAAGGTAACACCAGTGGCCTTGTTGGTGCCTTGTGTCACAGTACCACCGGTTCCAGTGCTGTAGCCAATGGCCGAGGCAGTGCTGCCCAGCAAGGGACGATTGAGGTCAAACATGGTAATAGTGGTTCCGCTGTCGGCTGTGGAAAAACGGAACTGATAGGTACCTGTGGCAGCAAATGTGATCACATTGGCGCTGTAGCCTTGAACTCCAGTGGTACCCAGACTGACTGCTGCGGGCAGTGTTAGAGTGTAGGCAGTGTTAGTGATGTTCACAGCAATGTCAATGCTGCCGGCATCACCGGCCACGGGCCAGTTGGCAAAGCTCAGAGAAATACTGCCTGTGGTGGTAAGGAATTGATACTGTCCCGCAGAATAGTCCACTGTGACTGTGCCCGCAGTGGCTGTGTTTTGCAAATAAGTGTAACTGACATCGTTGAGTTTGACAGCATAAATCAAGTTGTCATTCATATTGTTGTCTATGGTACTGCCGGTTAGCGCAGACTTGACTACAACCTTGTTCTGCAAGTCAGTGATTTCGTCGGCTGCATACTGAAAATTGGTTTTTGTAGCGGTGAAATTGTCCCGCATGCCTTGAGTATTGTTGGGCTGCCCGGCAATAGGGTAAGCACCGTCGATGTTGTTGGGATTGATTGCGCTGGTCATTTGAGATCCTTGTGTTGCAGATATTTATCGTTAGTCCCAATGCGCTAAATAATCAAAAGGCTGATATAATGCAAAAAAGAACCCGCAGCATTCTTGAAGAACTTGATAGCATGTACGTTGAGCGTGATCGTAGATTGATCATCGAAAATCGTGCCAGCACCCTCATTGAGACTGCTATACGTTTGCTGGAACAGATTGATGCAGAATACACACCCGAGCAAGCAGAAAATCTCACTCGTAAATTGTTGAATGCAATACGCACTCGAGACACCGGCAAGTTTGCTAGATCAGTACGGAGAACACATGCAGATTCATGAACTAACTCGCCGCCAAACCAATGAAGGATTCATGGATGCCATGGGCGCCATTAAATCTGGTGTGGCACAGAGTATCAATCAAAATTTGGGTACCAATTTTGGTGGTGCCGCTGCCGGGGCCTCGGTGGCTCCGGGCTATGCTCAACAAGCAGCCACTGGTGCGACAGCGCCATTGATTAAAAAAATGGCCCAGGAAAAGGCCGGCATGTGGGACCAGACCTTGGCCGCTGCCATGAAAAATGAAAACACTCCTTACGCAAGTCAGTTGGATGGCAACAATTTAACTGCCATTGCAACAAAAATGGTCAACAATGATCTAAGAGCTCTGGGAAATGATTACAAAAAGCTAGAGACCAATGTTGATCCTGCCAGCATGGGCGGTAAAGGTCAACAAATGGCTCGGGACATTGTGCAACGAATTGACAATGAAATTACAAAATTGATCAATACAGCAAAGGATCCAGGCAATACACCCAAGACCTTGCAAGATCTAAATCAAAAGGCCTGGCAGGAATTAGCCGGGTTAATACACACAGCCATGAGCATGGCACAGTTTCAGCGTGACGCTTCTACCAAAGCCGCCGCAGCCAACCCAGCAGCAGATCCTCAACTCAATGCTGTCATGCAGGCCATGGGAGTTGATGCTGCTGGACTCATGAAGCTCAATGCCGAGGTAAAACAGTCAGGGCAAAAGCTAAACATCACATCCACAGGTTCTCCTATGGTGGACAGTCTTTTGAAAGCAGCAAAGTTACTATGAACGTATTTGAAGGTGGCAACGTATTCAAAGACAAAATGGGCCTACCACTGACCCAGAGAATCAACCAGGCCGACATTCCCGGCACCATTCAGTGGTTGGAATCAGTGTTGAACATGGACCTGTCGGGACCAGAAGACACCGACACAGGATATCCCAGCCGCTGGTTGGGCAGCACCGGTAAAAAAGAATCGTCAGGCGATCTTGACATTGCCATTGACACCAATGAAGCTTCCAAGGAAGCCGTTGCTGCCAAGCTAACTCAGTTTGTTGCCAGTCAAGGGCAGGATCCACGTGAGTGGGTGAAAAAAGCCGGCGAAGTACATTTCAAAACTCCCATCAATGGTGATCCCAACCAGGGGTTTGTGCAAACAGACTTTATGTTCTTTCCCAACCTGGACTGGGGCACATTCTTCTACTCTGGTGGTGTAGACTCGGCATACAAAGGCATGAACCGCAATGTACTGATGAGCAGCATTGCCAAACAACTGGGACTCAAGGTCGGCGCCAACGGCATGTTTAGTCGTGCAACCAATCAACTGGTCAACCATGGCCTGGATCCTGACTATGTGGCATCAGTGCTGTTGGGCAAAGGGCATGACCGTAAAAGTTTGAAAAACGTAGAAACCATTTACAATGCTCTAGCCGCTGATCCTCAGCGTGATGCCAAGCTGGCAGATTTTCGTGAATACCTACAAAGAGAGGGTGCCAGTGAACCCGACGTGGTCAAAGAAAATGACGTGAACTTTCTGGCCCGCTTGCGTGACCGCATTGTGAATCAAGGCATGCAGGCCATTGTTGAAGCTCCGGTTTCTGCTGATCCCTATCGTTTGTATGAAGCAGAAGCTGTCGGCGTGGGCGGTAGAGCCAAGGGCATTGAACACTTGGAAGATTTGGTGTTCCGCAAAGGATCACAAGGTGTGCGCGAAGCTCTGGCCATTATTGATGCAGCGGCTGCCAATCCCGGCGGCACCACCACAGTGAAGTGGGACGGCAAGCCTGCCATCATATTTGGGCGCAAACCCAGCACAGGCGAGTTTGTGCTCACTGACGGATCAGGATTTGAAGCCAAGGGCTATGACGGACTTGCCACCAGCGTAGATCAACTGGCACAATTCATGAACATGAGATCAGGTGATCGTCGGGAATTGATTCAGCTGTATGCCACACTGTGGCCCATGCTGGAAGCAGCAACTCCTGCCAACTTCCGAGGCTATGCCAAAGGCGACTTGTTGTACATGGACACCCCGCCTGAAGTGTCGGGCAACTATGTGTTCCAACCCAACACTGTTGAGTACAGAATTCCAGCTCAAAGTTCCCTGGGTCAGCGCATTGGCGCCAGCACTGTGGGCATTGCCATGCACAGCATGTATGCAGATCAAGGTGATGCTCGACAACCACTTGGTGGTGTGAAATTTGCAGATGTTCCAGGCCTGTTGTTGATTGAACCCATATACGGCAACGAAATCACGCCCAACAAACCGCTGATCAAGGAAATCAAATCACTGTTGAGTGCCCAAGGTGCAGCAATTGACACCTTGTTTAATCCTGCAGAATTACGATCACAGCAGATCACCGACTTGGCCAAGTTGTGTGTGGATTATATCAACTACAGAATTGGAACTGGACATTTTGAAAATCTCCTGGGCGAGTTTGGCAAGTGGTTGCAGAGCAAGGTCAGTCCTAGAAAATTCGCCAATATTATTGAATATCTCAAGAGTCCCAGTTCCAACACTGAAGGCATGGCAGCGGCATTTACACTGTTCTTGTTGTTGCATGATCTCAAAATGGATGTGCTACAACAACTGGATCGACAAAGCCCGGGCAACGAAGGTTGGGTCATGGCCACTCCCAGTGGCTATGCCAAGGCTGTGAATCGCTTTGATTTCACAGCTAGAAATCGTGCTCGAAATAACCCTCAACAGGCATGATTTTTACCAAATGACTAAATAAGTGCAGGGCAGAGATGCCCATAAACTTAAAGGAAATTTTATCATGGCTTATTTTACTCGTGTTAATGGTGATGCACAACCAGTATTTGCTTTGGACGTACAGAACGGTCCCTTGGCTCCAACAGGCAACATTGCTGCCAACGGCCCAGTACAACCAGCTGGTCCAAAGCTGGACTTCTTCAGCTTGACAGCCAACGCTAGCTTGGCCACTCAAGGTGGTGTCAATGGTTATATTGCCAACGTTATCCAAGCAGTTCAACAAACTGCTACCGTGGCAATGTATCAAGTGACTCCAAGTGCTCCTACTGTGTTGAATATTGCTCTGTTCCCAACAGGCGCATACACCACAGCTACTCTAGTTGCTGCTGCTCAAACAGCCAACGCTGCTATTGGTATCCCAACTGCCAACGTTGCTGGCTCGGCTACTTTCACTACCGTTTAATCCACGCTAGTACCGAACAGCCCTGGAATATTCCAGGGCTTTTCTTTGACCGTTAAATACTGGCAGAATGAAAATATTGTGCCGTACCCTTTTTGATTGCAGCCGCACCGGTGTCACTGGACATTTCAAAGCCACAGCCATGCCGTTTCAAGATCATGCTGGACAGTGGGTGCGCAATCAACATGACTGGAACAAGAGTCGCAATCAACAACGCAACTGGGAAACACTGTTGCAGATCATTGGTTTGAGAACACAACCTTTTGAGTTATCCAATCCTGTGTGTGACGCCGGAACTTGGGAATTTACTTTTATCACAGAATCTGAAGGTGTTTACGGATTGTCAGACAGTGCTGATCCCTTGGCTGGTCTCAAACATGACTGTGAAGGTGTGCCCATGATCATCAATCTAGATGAAGAATACGGCATTGATCCTTGTTTGACCACACAAGGACAACCCCAAAACATTTGGTTTGAATTGGTAAATACAGCATTGGAGAATACTCATGTCTGAAACCACTGAGATTGAAAAACACAGTTTGGAGGCTCATGTCGAGCTGTGCGCCGAACGTTATAAAATGCTGGAGCACAAACTGGGAGTGGTGGAGTTCTCAGTGAACGAAGTCAAAGAAAATCTCGACGGCATTGGCACAAAAATAGACTCAATGTCCAGCAAACGCAATGATCAGATCATTGGCTGGGGAGTAGCTATCATTGGTAGTTTGCTGGCAGCCGTGGCCTGGATGCTGCAACAATATGTTTTGAAATGACCCCAACAGAAAAGCTAGAACGATTTGCTGACCGTGAACTGCGTCGAAACATACAGCACATGGTGGTTGACAACGGCAACGGTACCGTGGTGGCATTTGGGGTTTATGTGATACGTCAAACTCGTGAATCTGTCACAGTTTCTACAGCAGATCAAGATCATGGTAAATTCAGCAATCAACGCACTGCAATGAGTTGGTGTACAGCTGACAAGTTTAAAAAATACAATCTAGCCCGCGAAATACAACAACTGGATCAGCGACGCCAAGGACTGGTCAATGACCTGCACTGTCGCATGACTCTGCGTGATCGCAGTCGTGACACAGAGTTTAAGGAAACAGTGACAACCAAGCTAGAGCCCAAGATTCAGCGACTACGTTATGTAAATACTGAATTGGAAAAATGTATAAATCAGGCTAAATACCTGCAAATTAGAGGATTCAATAATGAAACTGCAAGAACTCTCGGCTCCCAAGCCAGCAAAGCAAATAGCTAAAGTATTTGAAAGTTACTTTGGTAACAACATCAAGTTTGACCGCCTCACCCGCGGACAAACTCGTGCCATGTTGACCAAGGTACGTGGCGTACTTGGCGAAGCTCGCAAGAGCAGTGCTCGCCACACCAGCGAACAAAATCCTCAATACCTGCAATTGGTCATGATGGAACAGGCACTGATGACACGCCTGGCTGAGGAACTGCCAGTTCCACCTGGACAACAAGCACAACAACCAGATCCTGCACAGGCCCTGGCCAAGGTCAAGGATCCCAAATTGGCTGCTGCTCTTAAAAAGTCAGCAGCTGGTCAAACTCTTAACCCAGACGAACAAAAAATGGTAGCCGGTGCGGCTCTCATGAAAGCCGAAAGTCGTTTGCGCAATGCATATCGCATGTTGAAAGAAAGTGAAGTCCAACAAGCTCAAGTTGTGCTGGCTGCTCAAGACATGGTGGACAAAATGCAAGGCATGCTAGAAGACGTCAGTGAATTACAGTTCAAAGAACTGCCTGCTCTGGTTGATTCAATCAAGAACCAAATTGGTGTTGATCAAGCAGCACAATTCAACTCAGACGCCACTGCGGCTCTCACTGGAATGTTGCAAAATATTCAAGGTGCCAAACAACAACTTGATGCTGCTTTAGGAGTAGTTACTGGACAAGCACCTGCAGGTGCCATGGCCGGTGACATGGCAGCGGCTGCCGCTGGTGTTGACGCTGCCGCTGGTGACGTGGCTGCTGCCGGAGTTGCTGGTGCCGAAGCCGGTGCTGAACCAGGCATGGACGATCTTGACGCTGCCGCTGCCGATGCTGGTGCAGACATGGACGCCGAAGAACCCATGGGTGGCGCAGGCCTAGGTCGCGCTCGTCGCTGATGAAAATATTTGAAGTTGCAGACTTTCCAGGGGCCACACCTGATCCTGAACAGCTACTGGGACTGGTGCAGTTTCTTGATGGTCGTGCCGAAGATACCGGCGCCAAAAAACAAATCAGTGTTGATGCTTTTATCAATCTAGCACAGAGCCTGGACATAGATGTCAGCCAAACCAACGTGGCTGATCTAGTGGGACAACCTCCTTTGAGTCAGGTGCTGAATCCAATTGAACCTGGCTCAAACATCATCACATTCAAATCACCAGGGCAAGAAGCAGCCCCGGGCATGCCAGTCAACCAAGCGCAGAATATTGTGGCCACAGCTGCCAAGTCTGCCATGAAAAAAGATCGTAGTCCAGGCTGATAGATCAATTTGCAGTTGACACACGGTGATTTTTGTGTTATACTATAAAAATGATTGTTCCACGCTATAACTACTCCCCTCTTACCAGAACCACAATTGAAGGCAAACGCCATTACTGTTTGCCCAACGGCAGCAATGTGCCCAGTGTTACCACCATACTGGACAAGACCAAACCTCGAGAGGCTCGCGAAGCCTTGGCCAACTGGCGCAAAGCCGTTGGAGAGCAACGAGCGCAAGAAATCACCACAGAAGCTGCCAATCGTGGCACCCGAATGCATGCCTATCTTGAACACTATGTGATGTCGGCAGACATGAAACCCTTGCCCGGCAATCCATTTGCTCATCCTTCGTGGTTCATGGCAGCAGAAATCATTCTCAAAGGACTGTGCCATGTGGACGAATTTTGGGGCACCGAAGTACCTGTGTACTACAGCGGGCTATATGCAGGTACCACAGACTGTGTGGGCTTGTGGAAAGGTCAGCCTGCTATCATGGATTTCAAGCAGAGCAACAAGGTCAAAAAGCGCGAATACATCGATGACTATTTTATCCAGTTGGCAGCCTATGCCGCGGCCCACAACGAGATGCACGGTACCAAAATCAACACCGGCGTGATATTAATGGCTGTACAACCCAAACTACAGGATGATGGCAACTACAGTATACCTCAATACTTGGAATTTGTGATTGAAGGTGATGAATTTGCACACTGGAACAACGAGTGGATGAAACGAGTTGAGCTGTACTATCTCACACGCTAAATATGTGATCACTCAAGGATTACAACCGTGGCAATAGTACAAATTTCCAGAATCACCCAGCGCAAGGGTCTTTTAACCGACTTGCCGCAACCACTGGCACCAGCTGAAATGGGCTGGGCAGTAGACGAACGCAGACTGTTCATTGGCAACGGCACACTGGATGAAGGTTCGCCAGTGGTTGGCAATACTGAAATTCTCACTGAATATTCAGATATTTTGAATTTCACCACTGGTTACACCTATCAAGGTGCAGCCGCTGGATACACTGTTCAAACCGGCGCATCAGTTGGTGTACCAGTCACGCAAAGTATACAACAACGCCTGGACAGCTTTGCAGTGATCACAGACTTTGGAGCCACTGGTGATGGCGTCACTGATGTAACTGCGGCAATCAACCGCGCACTCTATCAATTGTACTGCCGTGAAGTCAACCCGCAAATTCGTCGGGGCCTGTTCTTTCCAGCTGGCACATACATTGTCACTGACACCTTGGACATACCTCCTTTTGCGTTTTTATATGGCGAAGGCGCAGACAGCACCAAGATCTTGTTTACTGTGACCAACTGGAGTTTTGCTGCCGCCTGGCCAGCCGGAACTCTAGTGTATTACACTGCCACCGGTGAGTACTATCGAGCCAACATTGCTGTGCCACCAAACACCAACATTGGTGATGTGTCGCCCAGCAGCGAACCATACTGGACTGAAGAAGCTCTGCCCGAGTATGTATTTAGAACCGCTGACAGTTTGCAGCAAACTGGTGCCAACATTGCCACCAACGGGGCCACACCACCAAGAGACATTGAAATTGTCAACATGGCATTTGCTACCACTGAATCAGGCACTGACTCAGCAGTGTCTCACAACGTGGGCTTGATTGAAAAAGCCAGCCAAGTCAAATTTGGTTCTGCACGATTTGAAGGTCCATTTGTGGTCAGTGATGGCAACACACAAACAGAAGATCTAAGCTGTATTCGTTTTTCGGGCAGTGTGTCACTGCCTTGCACACAGATCAATTTTGACAACTGCTGGTTTGGCGGCGCAACCTATGCAGTTGACACCGACGAACAAATTGTGGGCTGTGTGATCTCCAGCAGTTATTTTGACACCCTGTACCAAGGTGTGGTTCTGGGTGACTCTACCCTGGTCAATGGTGGACCCACTGGCGTTCGTGTCATGCACTGCACATTTGACAATGTATACAACGAAGGCATCGTGATGGACACCGCAGGCATGAACCTGTCGGCATACAATGCGTTTTATGATGTGGGCAACCACTTCAATGGCAACGCTTTGGCCTATACTCCGGTGATTGACATCAACAGTGACACCTGTGCCAGCATTGGTGACCTGTTTGCACGTACCACAGCACAGTGTCTGCGCGGCGGCGCATACTATCCTCGCGTGGAAACCAACAACACCACAGCAATTGCTCTGGGCATGAACAACACTCCGGCTGTGACCTACACCCCAGGTGGCGTCAGCAGTTTGACCATTGCCAACCAAATGGGCCTGGGCACCTATGTGCGTGAAGCTGGATTGCGAGACACCTTGACCAACAACAGCACTGCCAGTTTGTTTGTGGTTGACACGTCAACTGACGCACAGGTCCAAGCATTCAAAATGGACTACACCATCTTGCGTGACGTAGATGTTCGAACTGGTACCCTTGTTGTGGTGCGCGGCAAAAGCGATGCATCAGGTGGCTTTAGCTACACCGACGACTATCAAGAAAATGACAGCACTGGCATCACGCTTACACCAGCCGAAGCTTCGCCCGGCGGTGACATCACAGTGAGTTACACTGCTTCTTCAACTGGTGTCAATGGCACTATACATTTCAGCGTCACCCACCTTGCCTGATGTGGCCTCGAACATTTGAACAGAGGTTGGACTCCTGGGTCCAACTGCGTCAACAAGTCACCACCGTGGATATTGAAACTGCTTTGCAGCACATCAATGCCTGGTGGTTTCAAACCCCCTGGGTGCCATATCATTTGCACTGGGATGACCAGGCCACCTGGCCAGATCCCTGGCAACTTTTGAGCGACAACATCTATTGTGATATTGCTCGGGGACTGGGAATCATGTATACTATTAGTATACTAGACCGACCAGACATTCAAGATGCTGAACTTATCGAAGTAGGATCGGACAATTTAGTCCAAGTGTCTGGGGGGAAATATATACTGAATTGGGACAAAGACGAGATTGTAAATATCAACTCAAAGTTAAAACCAAAACGGTCCAAGTGTCAATTGACACAACAAATAATAAAAAAGCAAATTACCTGACATGAAAACAATCTCTGTACAAAAGCGCAACGGCAGCCGAGAACTGCTGCATATTGAAAAGTGGCAAAATCAAGTGGCCAAGGTGTGCAAGGGCACAGCAGATGTGAGTCAGAGCATGATCGAAATCAAAGCTCAGATGCATTTTTACGATGGAATCTCCACTCGTGAAATTGATGGCATTACCTTACGTGCCATTGTGGACTTGATTGATGTAGAAGCCAATCCTGATGTTGGACATGTCAACTATCAATATGTGGCCGGCAAACAACGACTCAGCATGTTGCGCAAAGATGTGTATGGTTCATACCAGCCCCCGCATCTTTACGAAATTGTCAAACGCAATGTAGAGGTGGGTCTTTACACTCCTGAGTTGCTGGCATGGTACACACCAGAAGACTGGAACAAGATGGAGGCCATGATTGATCATGACAAAGATGAACAATACAGCTACGCAGCCATTGAGCAATTGATTGAAAAATATCTGGTACGTAATCGTGCCACAAAGGAAATATATGAAACTCCACAAGTTAGATACATGGTCGCGGCCGCTACTGTATTTCACTCAGAAGAACCGAACACAGCGAGAATGCGCTATATCAAAGAGTACTACACAGCAGCCAGTGACGGACTCTTTACTCTTGCAACACCGGTCCTTGCCGGCCTGGGAACTCCTACTAAACAATTTAGTAGTTGTGTTCTTATTCGCTCGGATGATGATCTGGACAGTATTTTCGCGTCCGGCGAAATGATGGCCAAGTATGCCAGCAAACGTGCAGGCATTGGTTTAGAGATTGGTCGACTGCGACCACTGG